CTTCAAGACCTGTCATTGTAGCGTACATTTGATTATTGAAAGAACCTGAACCTGTTGTGTGCTGAAAAGCAGCAGACATACCTATACAGAACGCTTGGTCGTTATGGTCAACTACAACAGCAGCAATTTGCTCTTGTAATAATTTTTGTAAGTTTCCAAAGTGTTCGTTTGAACAGTTAGGAATGTAGAATGAAAGAGTATGCTCAAACATCATAACACCATTTTCTTTTGAACCGCTAGTTGTTAAAGAACCCGTACCTTGCTTTAAGTCAAACAAAGCTAAGGAAGCACCATCAACTAAAGCCACAGCGTGAGTATCTGCTGTACCTGCGGCAGTAAACGTAGGTGTTAGGTTTGATGTTGCACAAAGACCTATATGTCTTAAACCACCTCTTTTCTCAAAGTCAGTAGTAGCTAAAACTAAATTTTCTATTGCCATTTTATTATTATTTAAAAGTTAAAAATTAAGGGGGAGTATTTCATCCCCCTTAGTTTATATTAATTATGCTAAAGCATCTGCTGTGTAACAAACCGCTAGTTTAGCATCAGCTAAAGCTACACCACACATATAAGATACACGGAATCTGTAAGACTTATTGTCTTGAGAATACCATTGCTCCATTGCACTTTCGCTAAAGTCAGTACCTACTATGATTGCATCACGAGTAGTTAAGATAGCTCTGTGAGTTTCAATAGCAACAGAAGCACCATTGATAATAGCAAAGTCAGCAGTAATAGCAACATCCCAATCTCTACGAGCAATTACAGGAATACCTCTGTAAGTCAAGTTTGGAATACCGTTTACAAGTACAGAGTGTCCTGCCGCAGCATAACCCGTACCTTCTAAATACTCAGAGTATCTGTCGTAAATATCGCCTGATACAAAGAAAACGTGATTTCCTGCTGATAATAATTCAGGAGTAGCAGCATCATACATAGCTTGTAAGATGTTTACACCATCAGCAGCAGCATTAAGAGCTTCTCCGTTAGCAACACCTGTAACATCAGATGCGTCTAATTTTTGAGCAGCAGCTAAAGTATCTTTACATACTTCGAATATACCATCGTAAGAATTGTAGTCTAGGTAATCTCCACCTGAACTAAGAGAAGAATCGCCTAAGAATAACTGTCTGTTAAAGTCAGCCTTGATTCCTTGTGCGATTAAGTCGATAAGTACATTCTTAACAGCAGTACCGTCAATGTTATCGAACTCAAAGTTTCCTTTCATTAATTGAGCTTTTACTTTCCCGAATAGAGAGTTAGAGTAAAATTCAATTTCAGCTTCAACTCTTGCAGGAGTAATAGTAACACCTGAGAAAGTACCCGCAGTTTCTCCTGCGAAAGCACCTGCTGTAAAAGCCTTAGTAATTTTTGATAATGACCCTAAGTGGTCAACTTTTGTTACTCCCTTAATATCAGGAAGAACATTCATATACTCCATATAGTCTTGTCCTAAGAATAAAGGAGAAATAATGCTTTGGTTAGCATCCATCTGCGTAAACGCAGGTAAGTTGTTTGTATTTGGAAATGCCATAATACTTAAATTTAATTAGTTTATATTATTATTTTAAAATTGATTTAGCAAAGCTATCCCACTCGTTTACTACTACTTCTTCAGTAACAATAGATGGGTCGCTTTCAGCTTCAACAACTGTTTCAGTAGCTTCACTTTTTGCTAATTTTGCTTCTAATTCAGAAACCTTGTTAGTTAAGTCAGCAATAGTGCCTTCTTTTTCTCCAACAAGACCTGCTAGTTCTTCTTTTTCTTCTCTTAAAGATATAGCATTTTCTTCAAGCTCAGAGAACTTATTTACTATTTCTTCATTGTCAGAAAAAAGAACTGAAACTTCTTCAACAGGAGATGAAACTTTATCTCCATTAACAGCGTTTAAGATTTCTTCTTTAACACCATTAAACCAAGTTTTTAATTCTTCGGTCATTTTTAATGATTTTTGGTTATTAATTAATCCTAGTTTGTCGTTAACCTCTTTTTCATTCACGTTAGTAAATTTAGAAAGGTCAAACGATGCAGCTACTTTCATTGCTTCTGTGATGTTATCAACAAAACCAAATTCAACAGCTTCTTGACTTGATAGCCAAGTTTCTTTATCCATCATTTCAGAAAGAGCTTCAACCGAAAGGTTTGTTTTCTTTAAGTAAATCTCGATAATTTCACTTTTAATCTTGTCAAGTAAATCAGCAGTCTTACGCATATCAGTTGCTTCCCCTGCCGATTGTCCGAATGGGTTGTGTATCATAAAAAATCCGTTCTCAGACATTTCAATATTATCTCCTGCCATTGCAATAACAGTAGATATTGAAGCAGCCAAGCCTTCAATCTTAATGTTTACATAACCTCTATGAGAACGTAAAGTATTGTAAATAGCAAGTCCATCAAAAACACTACCACCAACAGAGTTGATTCTTAGTGTAATATCTCTTTCGCTAACATTCTTTACTTCTTCTATAAAGTCTTTAGCAGAAGTTCCGTAGTCGCCTATCTCATCGTAAATTGAGATTTCAACTGAATTACTTTCTGCCTTGTTTTCTATTGAGTACCATTTGTTCATAGTTGCAAATATATATATAGTTATTATAGACTTTGCGAAAAAATCCGTAAAACCCTTACCTTATGTTGTTTTCGCTTTTAAATTTATCTTTCCCTCGATAAACTATTGTTTGAGCTGTTCTGTCAGAAATGTCATACTTAATAGACAAGTCCATAAAGGTATAGGTCTTATGCCCTGCGTTCTGCTCTATAATCTTCTTGTAGTCTTTTATAACCATATAATCCCTTAGTTGCTTAGGGTCAACAAGTCCGCTTTCTATCAAATGATATAAAACATTCTTTATTCCTGCATCTTCCGAAAACTTAGCTCTAACCTCATTGTATATATTGTCAATGAACTCTAAAACTACTTCCTCTTTGTTTTGTCTAATAGCCATAATGCAAATATACTAAAAAGTAGCTTGACTTTCAATGTTACTCACTCTGCCCTGTGTTCTTGTTACATCACTCTCTACCATTACTACTTGTGTAGCACCTCCCATACCTCCAATCATTTGCTGTACGTCAGCTACTTCTCCACCCATTGCAAACTTCTCTCCTGTTGATAAAAAGCCACCGTTAGCGAATTTAACACCACCTCCTGCTTGATTCATAGCAGATAGCATTGGTTTAAACATTGCAGTAGAACGCTTGTTTATAATAGCTTCTCCACCTTCTGCTTCGTGTATTCTACCGCCTACCGCAAACTTAACACCACCGTTAGCGTGTGAAGCACCTTTAAACATTCCTCCGTTTGTAAGACCTCCTTGTTCAAACTTATCAGAACCTCCCATAAGTCCTTTTATACTTGAAATAACAGAAGCAACCTGTGCGGCAGTTGCAGCCATAGCAATAAGGTTTGAAGGAAAAGGAAGTTTTGCTTGTGCGGCAATTCCTTCACTTGATTCCATTAATCCCTTAATACCTGAAGCAACAGCAGCAGCTTGACTAATCTTAATACCTGCTGCTTTTATTTTACTATTCTCTCCTTCAGCTTCGCCAATTTGCATTAGAAGTTTACCCGTTTCCTTCATTTGTTCTATACGGTCAACTTCATTTTTCTTTTTTAATTCTTGTTCCTTCTCATAATCTTCTCTAGCGGATTCAAAAGATTCTCGTTCTGCTGCTCTAGCATCTACCCTAGCTTGAAGAAGTCTTTGCTCTATCTTTATAAGGTCATCTCCTGTTGCTAAATTATTATCTACAACCCATTGGAGATGTTCTATCTCCATTTCTTTCAGTTGTTGATTTAGTTCTGCTTTTGATTGTATTTCTCCGTCAGCAAATTCTTGAAGAATGTTTTGTTTTTCATTAAGAATAGCTAACTCTGCATCTTGCAAAGCAGTTGCATCTTTTATAACTTTTTCTTTTTTATCTTCTTCTCCGTTTTTCTTCTTCTTCTTCTTCTTCTTCTTCTTCTTTTCTTCTTCATCATCTTTTATTATTTCTTCGTTAAAGTCCTCCTG